ACACAATTTGAAATAACTTCTTTTACTATTTTAGAATAATCAGACGAATCTTCATTTTCTATAGGAAACATTATATTCGCTTTCGCCAATGTTAATTGTTGTTTAGAAGTCAATTCTTTATAAAATAATTGATTATTAGATAAAGGAAGCTCCACATTGTACATGAAATATTCCATTTAATATTTTACTTCAAAATTTAAATAAATCTACTAAACCCCAACAACTAAAGGAGAATTTGTTTGAGATTGAAGTCTAAATGGTTGTTGTGGAGATTGTGTAATACCAAATGTAGTAAATCTTTGTCCAGATGAATTTGTTCCTGTAACCCCAACTAAACTTTTGTTTTGAAGTGCCAAAGATCCAAATCTTGGGGTTACTGTCTGTGTTCTTGTTTGTGTAGCAACTTCTCCACTAAAATCGGTAGAATCGTTTATAGAAGTTGTTCCGAGTCCTGAAATTCCAAGCAAGTTGTTTTGTGATTGAGAAGTAGATCTAGAGGATGAAGAAGAGCCAGAAGAAGGGCTTGACAATTCGGATGAAATTCCCTTTACATTAGAATCTTCGGCACTTACAGTATAATAATCATATGCAAAATCTACACTAATATTTTGTAAACCATCAGAAGAATATCTATTACTTAAATTTCCCATTGATATAGGTGCTACGTTATGAAATCTTATTAACTTTCTTTTAAGAGGCTTGTTGAAACTTCCAGATTTTGCAATATAAACAACGTCTAATTTCCTTGCTTTTAAATTAAATTTATTTGCTCTTGTCACAAATCCATAATAACCAACCGAAATAATCCAAGGTCTTATTATAAAATCTAAAAAAGAACTGTTTGTTTCTATAAAAGATATGGAAAGTTTTTTATAAGGATCTCTTTGATTCATAGTAACAGGAGCTTGATATCCCGCATAACTCAATCCTTGATTTGAAGCTTGTATGCTTTCAGAAGGTATTGTAACCTGAGAAGCAAATACACATCCCAACAAATCATGACCTTCTTGAAATTCCTTTTTAATTAAATTGTTTACAACTGCTTGTCTTATTCCCCAATCAGTATCAAAACTACCTCCAGTATCAAAATTTCTTAAATTATCTATAAAACCACTTTTAAGAAATGGTAAATCTTCAAAAGATATGGCAATAAACCACTGACTTTCTGGAGGAATTGCACTAGGCCATTGACTTAGTATATCTAAGTAATATGGTATTGGACCTGTAGTATTAGCCATTTCTAATACTTATTGTACCAATTAATTTTATTATTAAATAATAATAGGTGAAGTTTCTGGTTGTATCCAGTATTGATATGCTATTGTAGCTTGTTGAGTTACAATTTCACCACCTTGAGTAACGTCTAAATTATATTGTCCAACATTAGTGCAATATGCTCCAACAAGATTGTACAATCTTAAAATTTGACCACCTTTACCCATAAGAGCAAGACCAACACTTCCGAGGTCTTTTAATTCATATGCGCCAGTGCTTGTAGCATCATCAAATGTTGCGCGAGTCCAAAGCTCAAGCTTTTGTCTCAAAACCAAATCTTGTGGCATTCTGAACGTAACATTCCATGCATCACTGCCGGGATATGTTGCCGTGCCGGGAACATTGAATTGAAGCCCCATAAAAGGAACTGGAATGTTTCTTATTGCTCTATTTGGTAATGTAGTTGTAGTAACATAAACCAAATCACTTTGGTCAAATACGATATTTGTAGCTCCTGATGTTATATAAAGAACTCTGAATAAATTTGTTCTTGCAAAGTCTTTATTAATAGCATTTTGAAAGAAGCTATTGATGTCTTGGTTTTGGAATAAGTTTGTAGCCATATTAATATTTATCTCGTATTATTAACTAATAAGTTCGCTAAAATTAACTCCTGTTCTTGTTGCTATGAAATCTGCCAATATAAATTCAGCAGTTCTTACTGGTTGAATGTATATGGATATTTTCAACTCATTATTGTCGATTACGTCTGGTGTATTGTTTCTTTCATCACACACGATTCTGTAATCAAACAAACCATCGTTATTTTTAGCTTGATTGAAAATAGGAGTTAATGCATTTGCCAATCTTGTTCTAGTTGTGAAAGTATTTGGTTCAAATACATAGAATTTCAAGAGATTCTTGGTTGTTTTTTCCAGTGTCAAGAACAGTCTTCTTACGTTAATTCTGTCGAATGCTGATGGTTTTGTATATAATGTTTTTTGTCCATATATTACAAATCCATCACCAGGAAAGAATGCAATCGGATTTACATTTATTCTGTAAATAAGATCTCTTTGTTTTTGTGTAGGATTAATTGCAACGTCTAAAACATTTGTCAATGTTCCTCTATTGAATCCTGCAGGTGCAGTCCATGGATAGGCTGTTTGTGATGTAGTAGCAAAAACTGCAGCCACATAACCAGATGCAGGTACCCATACTCTGTTACTGGAAGCTAAATCATTAGTATTTATCCAGTTTCCATATACTGTAGCATAGCTAGATGCCTTTATTCCAGAATATAGATTTTTAAGAGGCCAATATACATCTTTAGAAAAGACGTAATTTTTATTTCTAGATACTTTAGTATTTGATCCTTGAATGAAAATATATCTTAAAGGATCTGCAATGAAGACATGATCCTTTCTTGTTATATCAGCAAACGATATAAATTGACTTACTACTTCTTGGTATGTAGAAGCAATTCCACCTACAGGATTATTTGTTTGTAATTTTAAATTGTCTGTATCTACGTTATAAGTTTCATCAAATATTTTTGGATTGGTTGCGACAGAATTTCCATAATTAGAATCTTCCCAACGTTTTTGGGCACCTGTCCAAATTGTTCCCAACCCAGCTTCTGCTACAACATCCAAATCAATATCTAAATTATCAATTTGATTGAGTATTCTTTGAAGCTTTAAAGGAACATTTCCAACATCACCAGCTACTGTATTAGTATCTGAAATGTAAACGCCTTTTGAATATAAATTCTTGGCATCATTTGCCACTCTTACAGATTTAGCAGGATTTCCGTTGTTTTGTAACCAATTTCCTCTTGTTGATATATAAGGATTTGTAATAACTCTAACATTTTGAGATGTTTTGTTTACCACATTATCTAAGAAGAATGAAACAGCAGGTCCACCATTTACATCGTTTTGAGTTCTATTGCTATATAAAGATCCAGTATAACCTTCCGTTACTATAGAATCCAAAACCACAGTGTCTTGTCCATAAACTGAAGTACGAACTTTAAACACCATAAGAGTTAATGAATCATTAAAGAAGCTTGAACTAAAATCAAAATCTCTAGGAAATTGTTCTACTATTTGTGAAATGCTTGTTCCTGCAGACGAAAAAGCTTGAGTTAATGTAAAATTAAATCTTGAGCTTGGTACATCCACAAAAGTTTGATAATTTCCATTTACAATAGAATTTACTGCTTTAACTCCAGTTACAGATACAAAGTCTGATGCTGGGTTATTTTCCGAATTATCAGCAAAAACTACATAAACACCCTCGAAACGATTGTTTATAGCTGTTTTGGAAGAATCTAAAACAACTACACCAGCGTTTGTAGCAAGATCTTCAAAGCTATTAATAACAGTTCCGTAATTGGAAGGCGTTGTTCCCCAAACTACATCGTTTTCTATGATTTTTTGATATTGTTCATCAGTCAACAATATTGATTTAGGAGGAAGCAATCTAAAAGAAGATGCAGATTCATATGTTGTTGCATCTGCAGATATTGGATATACAAGTGCTGTATATTGATTTGCAAATCCTTCACCTGCACCAGAACCATATGGCATTCTAGTAACTAAAAGATTTGTGGGAGATTGGGTGAGAATTTGACGAGCAGTGTGATATAAATAACGTTCTGCACTGTTTGTAGGAGTTCCAAATGTGTCTTCAAATTCACTAAGACTTCCTACATTTATAATTTCATCAGTTGGTCCTTGGCTTGCAAAGCCTGTAATAAAAGTATTTGTTGCTCCTGCTGGTCTTGCAACGATACTAAGATCAACTTCATTGATTTCTACGCCTGGAGATGCTATTGTTCTAGTTGCCATAATTTATACTACTATTTACCTTTCTTTTGTATCGATTTGATTAATATTTTTTTAATTCGAAATCTTTAATATATAGTATAATTATATTAGAAATGAATAAATTCGATAAAATTTTAAATCACAAGGTAGAAGAACTTCTTGAATACTCAACAAATCCTGCAATATCACAAGCTGTGAATGATATAAGAAAAGCTATAAAAAATAGTGGAATGAGCAATCCAAACTCTAAAGAATTGGCAGATGAACTTTTTGATACTACTAAAGAATCGGATAGTCCTTTAAAAAGTGCTTTTAATAAAATAAATCAAAATCCAGAGAACCCAAATTTATCTCAAATGGAATTACAAGCTTTTTTAAACATAGCAAAAAAAATAAATCCAGAGAAACCAGAAGAAACAGAAGAAGAAAAAAAATCTGAATACAAATCTACAACTAACACAACACAACAAACTCCAACATCACAACCAAATGCAAAACAATACAATCCTTTAAATCAGCAGTCTTCATAACATAAATATTAATCATGAGTAAGAAGTTACGCTCTAAAAAAAAGTCTTTGGTGACTAATAAACCAGAAACAAATCCTAAAGACAATTCACCCTATGTTTGGCAAAGAGATAAAATAGATTTTGAATTTAATATAAGAGAACTACCTTGGACAGAAAATCAAAAAAAACTAATAGAAACTATTTTAGATAAAACTAATAAATGTATATTCATAGAAGGACCTGCAGGGGTTTCTAAAACAAGCACTGCAGTATATGCAGGATTGCAATTATTAAAGCAAAAAAAAGTTTCAGATATCATATTTGTTAGAAGTGCAGTGGAAAGTGCAGATAGTAAAATAGGTTATTTGCCCGGTACTATTGATGAAAAATTCGAAGCTTATATGGCTCCTTTTGTAGAAAAAATGGAAGAATTTTTAGATGTAGGAACCGTTAAAAGATTACATGCAGAATCTAGAGTAAGTGCAATGCCTGTAAACTACATAAGAGGTTTGCACTGGCCAGCTAAATGTATAATTGTAGATGAATGTCAAAATATAACATTCAGAGAATTAATAACAACAATAACAAGATTGGGAGAGTTTTCTAAAATAATTCTATTGGGAGATCCTTATCAATCAGATTTACCCGCAAATAAATCTAAAGGTTTTGAAAAAATATTAAATATGTTTTCAGACGAAGATAGTAAAAAACATGGCATACAAACTTTTAAATTTACAAAAGAAGATATTGTAAGATCTGAATTTGTAAAGTTTATTGTATCTAAACTAGAAGAATACTCCGACAAAATTAAAAACGTAGACTAAATAGAGGTATGAATAACATGCCTTCATATAATACAGTAACCAACAAACCAATAAGTTGTACCTTTTGCGGGGCACAAGTAAATGGACAGGTTACACAAATACAAAATCAAAACACAAAACAAATAGAAAATATTTGTAAATGGATTTGTGCTAGATGTGGAAATCTTGTAAAAATGGGAAAAGTCAATTAAATGAATTTTAAAGAAACTTTAGAAGAATCTTTAGATGGTCTGTGGAATAACAGACAATATGGTGGCACAAACGAATTGCCTAGAAAAGATTATCAACCATATTCCTCAAGCTCTGGTTATAGCTATCCTTATCAACAAGGAGGAAATCCAATGTTCCCCCCAACAAACAGGGAACCTGATAGCATCCCCTCAATACCTTGGCCTTTAGAAACCGTAACAAGTGATTTGGCAGATGGGTTTGTATACATATTATCTGCTCTTAAAAAACTCGAAACTACCGTAAAACAAAATCCAACTTTAAGTGAAAAAAGAAAAAAACTGATTGGAAAATACATAAAAGCACTCAAAGCATCTTTGTATATAATTAAAAAAGTAGGCAAGGGTATAATAAACGTAGTAAATTTATCTAAAAATCCAAGCCCACAATATCCTCCAAATTCTTAAAAAAATTTCTTTACATTATCAGTAAAATAACTAATAATGTATTTATGAAACTTAAAAAAGAATTAATATTGTTTATAAAATCTACTACTACAGTAGTGGCAACTTCTTCTATAATTTCTGTAGCAGTTTGGATGTTATCCGGAAATTATATCGCAGCTTTTCTGCTTTCTCTAAGCATACAGTACATTTTGTTTAGTTTTATAGGAAATTTGGTAAACAATTACAACGCACAAATAACTAAACAAAAAGAATTAGATAAATTGGAACAATTGTCTTCGATACTTGAATGTGCATACTGTAAAACAAAAAACATTATAACATTTATTCCAGATGAAAACGAAAGAGTTGAATTTGTTTGTAGTAATTGCAATAAGAAAAATTTGGTTAACATAAACTTTACAGTTGCCAGAATAACAGAACCTATTACTATGGATTCTTTGAAAGAGAATATTAACACAAAATCCAATTAATTTATGAAAACTAAAGAAAAAAATACGCATACAAAAACCATTGAATGGTGGGATAAAACACATAATGAATCTGCAATGCTTTCTAGGTGGATTTGTTTATACGAAGCTGTAAATTTGATAGCAAACATTGCAGAAGAAAAAGGTGTAAATCCAGAAGAAATTGTTTACAAACCAAAAGCAATTCGAGATTATATATCTGCAACTGAAAATATTATTCTTAAAAAAATCTTAGAAGAAGATTACAAAATTGAAATTTGTTATTCTGAAGAACCTTCTAAAGAAAATTTTGAAACAAAATTTTATTAATAATTTCCGTAAACCGATGTATTATCACAAGGATTCTCGTTTTGATAATCAAAGTTATTCAAACCTGCTTCATTAGCACTATCATTATCATCCAAAGGAGTATTTCCTTGTCCTGAACCTGGGCTATTGGGTTCAAAACTATAATCATAGCGTTTAGCCTTGAAAAACCAAACATAGTGTCCAGCTATAGGATTTCCTTGAAATTCATCTATAATTTCGGTTATTTGATAAACATTAGGACCCCTTCTAGGATAGTTTAATCTATCGTTACCAAATTCCGAAAGTTTCATAAGATCTCCAGCCTTTGGTTCTGAAGATAGTCCATATAAAAATGTATAATGTTCTGGATGTATAACACCAGCCAAATCACTATCTGCCAATATTCCAAATTTTGAAAGTAAAAGAGAATCATTATTTAAATTTAAAAGAACTACAAGTTCCTTTGGACCGTTAAATCCCGCATCTGGTTCCTCTCCGTATAAAAAATTGGAAGCTGATAATGTTGTAGTATTGCTGTAATATGAAACTTCTTGTCCAAATATTTCTATTTGTTCTTTCCACCAACCATCAAAATTTAATCTTTCTTGTTGATTAAATTGTTTGTTTAAAAATCTTAATTTCTCCATTTTATTTTTTTAACCTTTCTAAATAAAATTTATTAGTTTCTGAATTGAATACTAAATTTATACCTGTTCTGTTTATAGCTTTTGTATAAGATTTTTCTTCATGTTTCATAGGGGCATATGTGGATATGATACGTTTAGCTACTAAATTACTGATTGGCCATCTACCTATTTTATTATTTTTAACAATGGCATCTATTGTAGGATCTTCTTTTCTACCTGCAGAACCATACATTTTAGCTACTTGATTTTGACTTTTTCTGTTTATAGATCGAATTGTATTTTGGTGATGCTTTTTGGTGTTTGGTGTAAACCTTTCCTTAGAAGCATTGAAAAAAGAAGAAAAATTTTCCATATTGATATACTTACTTAAATAAAAAAAATTCCGACACTAAAAGTATCGGAATTTTTTTATTTTATATTTACTTTATATTTTATTGATCGAACAGGCTTTTTCCTACTTTAACTCCGTTTGCGTTTTGTTTTGCTTTGCTTGTAAGCTCTTCTGGGTTTTGTGTAAAATGTTCTGGTTTTCCATCAACTTTTTTACCCTTTACAACTTCTGCTTTTTTCTTAGAAACGGGAACAGCACCTCTTACTTGTTGATTTGAATGTTTTGTAAGACCTTTTTCCAGTTTTTCTTGATCGACTAAAGCATGTCCTTCAACTTCAGCGTCTACGGCTTCTTGTTTTACTGGAGTTTCCATATCCATGTCTATATCAAAACTTTCATCTTCATCCTCATCTTCTGTAGAATCTTCACCTTCTTCAGATTCTTCTTCAGATTCTTCTTCAGAAGATAACATAGTTTCTAAAGCTTCTACGGCACTTTTAAGATGATCTAAAACTGATTCTAAACCTTCTTTTTCAGATTCTTCAGAACTTTCTTCTGTTGATTCATCTTCAGACATATCAAAATTCATGTCATCTCCGACAGAAGTTTCCATATCTCCCATTCCACCTTCCATATCGCCTTCAAAATCTAATGTAACATCATCAAACTTCTCTTCTGAAAGAATTTTGTTATAAAGAAGATCAAAAGGATTTCTTGATTCGCTTTTAACTGCTTTTGGAAGTGAATCTGTATCTTGTTCCGAATGTGGTCCTTTGACTGGTGCTTCCAAACCTTCAACTGCATCTGGTCCGGAATCTTTTGAAAGAGTTTTTGCTTTTTCAGCACCTTCAAGTTCTCCAGTATTATCTGCTGCAACGCTGGAGTTCTTCTTGGTATCTTCGTTTAATACTGATAGATATGATTTCATGAATGACATATGTTTATAAAAATATTTACCCTTGTTAAGTTACATTTCAATAAAAAAATTATTTTTTATTTCCTTTTACAGATTTAGATGTTATTTCTTTCTTATACTTTTTTGCACCTTTTTTAACATCTTTAACACATCTTTCCTTTTTATCTGAATTTTTAATTTTTCCACAAACAGCCCAAGGATTTACTTTTTTCTTTGATTCTGTTGTTAATTTTGTAGATTCTTCATAAGAAGATTCTAAATTAAGATTTTTTTTAATTTCTTCTACAAAAGAATCATAAAGATGTGATCCATATTCTTCTTTTAATATTTTAGCTACAGCTTTAGCAAAAACATCATAGTTGAGATTTTCATCTGTTTGAGCTATCACATTTAAAAAACCAGAAACTAATTTATTAAGTGTTTCTTCTGAAGGTTGTAAATCGTTCTCTGCAGGATCTCCATACATCGAATTATAAGCTTCGAAAAGATATTTTAAATCTTTATTATTCATGTATAGATACTTATACCAGAGAATGATTATTTAGCATAGAAAGTGCTTCAGATTTTAAATTTGAACATTTTATAAGTTCATAATCTTCAGAACCACCGACCCAAACTATATAAGAATCCTCAATTTTAAAAGAAGAGTTTCTTTCAAAAATCAGTTGATATAAATTTAACTGTAAACTATATTTCATATATTCACACTTTTCTATATTAGAAAATGGTTTTAAAAAAGTTTCTCCGTATATGTTATTTTTATTTATTTTTTTATTGGTTTTATAATCAAAAATTACAAGTTTTTTAGTTTTCTTATTATAAGATAAATTGTCTATAGTTCCGCATATTTTAGTTTGCTTGTCTCCT